TCGAACTGCTGCTAAGGAGTTTCGAGAGTTTCAAAAGGAACAATTCGAGAGAAAGACTAAAGATCTCGAACTCCAGTTGGATCAGCTAAAGCAAGCAAAGCGTGAAGCAATTAGTTCAGGCGATGGCGACCGAGCACAAGCTATTGACGATGCGATGGATACGGTTAAGGAAGAACGTATTGCCGCAAAGCAAAGCTTACAGGAAGCTGAACGCAAGGCAATTGCACCACCTCAAGTCACTCAAGACCCAGACATTAACGAATGGATGAGTAAAAATGAGTGGTTTGGTACAGATCGGAAGATGACAGCTATTACTAATGGTTTAGGGACTGAGCTTCGTGCTGAGAACCCAAACATGACTGGTAAACAGTTTTTAGAGAAGCTGGATCAAGAGCTAGCTACTTTGTATCCTGAGAAGTTTGGCAAGAAGCGTGTACAGAACCCGATGGGAGGTCAGCCTAGCAGCTCATCCCGTCCTACAACAGGTTCTGGTAAACAAGCGTATGCTAACCTGCCTCCAGAAGCCAAAGCAGCGTGTGACCGATTCGTTAAGCAGGGTCTTATGACTAAAGAACAGTATGTGGCAGATTATGACTGGAACTAAACCAAACAGATCTACCGCCCCTAAAGGAATAGAAATGACAGAGAATACTAACCAAGTTAAAGTTTCCCCTGAGCCTACCAAGAAAGAGCGCACACGTAATCGTGGAGCATTTAACGGGACACAAGGGAAGCTGCAAGTAGGAAAGCAGATACCAGGCTATCACTTGCACGTTTTTAACGACACTCCAGGGCGAATCCAAGCCGCAACCGATGCTGGTTATGAGTTTGTAGATCCTGAAGAGGTAGGTGGAGTTGCTTCTAACGTCGTTAGTCGTAACACCGATATTGGAGATAAGGTTCGTTTTCTAGTAGGCTCAACTGCTGATGGGGAACCCCAGTACGCTTATCTGATGAAGATCAGACAAGAATGGTGGGATGAAGATCAAGCCGAGCTACAGAAGAGGAACGATAAGACTGATGCTGCAATCCGTGGTGGAAAGATGACAGGAGACAAAATGTCTACTGAAGGCTTCTACAATGCTGGCATTAAGTTAAATTAACTAACATTCCATAAGGAACAATAATGGCAAACGTAAATGCCCCAATTGGCTTGATTCCAGTCGGTACTACGACTGGCGCAGCCTTCAACGAACAGGGTCGCTTGTATTACATCTCTGCTTCAGATACTAACACTTTCGCTATTGGCGATATTGTTAAGACTGCACAGGGTAACGATGCAAACGGTATTGGTCAAGTTACTAAAGCAACCGCTACAGACACCCCTCTTGGCGTAATCGTCGGTGTTCGTCCTGCTAACCCAGGTGTATCCCTACAAGGTACCGTCCTTGACTTAGGCAAGCTCTACATTCCTGCAAGTTCAGGTGTGTCTCAGTATGTCTACGTCTGTGACGTTCCAACCGCTGTGTTTGAGATCCAAGCTTCAACAACAGCAAACACTTATGTTGGTAGCACAGCTATCCCAACAATCACTGCTGTTCAATCCTCGTTGTCACAGTACTCGCCTCAATCGTCAACCTATGTTGTCATTGACTCGACACCTACGACAACCAGTATGTTCCAAGTAATCGGTGTTTCGCAACGTCCTGATAACGTCTTAGGCGCATACAACAAGGTTCTTGTAACCTGGAACAAACACCAGTACTTCGGTGCATACTAATAGTTAAGGAGAATTTAAAATGGCTGGTGTTATCAATACTGGTTCGCATCCTAAAGCCCTATGGCCTGGCGTTAAAGCCTGGTGGGGTCAAGTGTATGACGAACATCCCGAAGAGTACATCCATCTTTTTGACAAAGATACATCTACTCAGAACTACGAAGAAGATGTCCAACTGACAGGCTTTGGCTTGGCTCCTGTTAAAGAGCAAGGTGCTGGTACAGCATACGACTCAGAAGTACAGGGCTTTGTTACCCGTTACACACACGTTGCATACGCTCTTGGTTACATTGTAACTAAAGAAGAGTTGGATGACAACCTGTATGAGCAAGTATCGAAGCGTCGTGCGGCTGCTTTGGCTATGTCTTTCCGTCAAACGAAAGAGAACGTCGCTGCAAACATCTACAATCGTGCTTTCAATAGCTCATACACAGGCGGCGATGCACAACCATTGTGCTCAACAGCTCACCCCAATACTAGCGGCGGTACTTTTGCCAATGCTCCTACAGTATCGGTTGACTTGTCAGAGGCTTCGCTTGAAGATGCTATGATTGCTATCATGGGCTTCCAGAATGACCGTGGTCTGCTCATCAACGTCATGCCTCGTAGCCTGATCGTTGCTCGTCAAGAATGGTACAACGCTAACCGTATCTTGAAGTCTGTGTATACACCTGGTTCTGCTAACAACGACATTAACGTGTTGAAAGCAACAAACGCTCTGCCAGAAGGCATTGTGATGAACCACTACCTGACCTCGCCTCACGCTTGGTTTATCCGTACAAATGTCATGAACGGCATGAAGTTCTATGACCGTGTTGCTATCTCTTTTGACCAAGATAACGACTTTGACACAATGAACGCTAAAGCTAAGGGTTACGAGCGTTACAGCTTCGGCTGGACTGACCCGAGAGCGATCTACGGATCGAATGGGCCTTAGTGTCCTGTTTACATTTACAGTTAATGTAAATAAGACTTGACAAAAGGATAGCATTGTGGTATAATGGGGAGGATTTGGGACTTAAAACGTACTAAGTCCTCTCCTTTAAGGACAGATATGCAAACAATCAAAACTCCACCAAAAGGCATTGCTAAGGATAAAGCTGGTACTTCAGCTCCTCGTGCAAAGGCTAAAAAAGGTATTGCAGAAAAGAGAGCTGCTGAAACATCAGGTGCTCAAGAGTCAGGCGTTAAAAAGAAACGTATGACTGCTGTATCAGTGAAGTAACATAGTACCCTTTTCATTAGCGATAGTTCTCTATCGTTGATACAACGCTAACTAAAGGATTCCTCAATGGCCTCCCCCACCCGCTTTCTTTCGGGCATTTCGACTTTCCCACAAAAGAGTATTGTAAATACTTTTCCTACCGTCCCTTCACAATATCAAGTGAACAAGGGCGATGACTTTATCCCTTTCCGTCAATCTACTGACTATACTGCTACAACCGGCGGTACAGGTGCTACAGCGGCTGCTTTTGGCTGGAACGCTGGCGCAATGAAGATTACTTGCGGTTCAACAACCCCATTCAAGAGCTTTGAAGCCTTGGGTGCTAACTCGTTGCAAGTTATTCCTGGTAATCAGCTCTGGCACGATGTACGCATGACTGCCCCCACTGGTTCACAGACTAACCCATCAAATGATGCTACGATCTATACTGGTTTCTTTGATAACGTAGATCCAACAGCCGCCTCAAACGGTGTTTACTTTGTTAAGCCTTCAGGCGGAACTGCTGTTCACTTTGTTATCAAGAAAGCCGGTACTGTTACCACTTTCCAGAACGTAGCTGACTTAGCTAATCCTAGCGGCTTCTACGGCTCAACCTTTGCTACACCAGGTTCTGTTACTGTTAACACCACAGGTACTACACTTAGCTCTATCGCACTGAACTCAGTTGGCGGGGGCTATCGTGTTGCTCCTTTGGCTGTTGTTAACGGTACTGCTGGCTCAGGTGCTCAGGTATACGTTCAAGTCAATGCACTGCCTTCTGGTCAGCCAGGTAACGGTCCTGTTTCTGGTTATCAGTTGTATGCTCCTTACATCACCAATGCTGGTTCTGGCTACACAGCCGGTACACTGTCAGTTGACTTGATGCCTTGGCTCAACTTTCAGTTTTACTACAATGGTAAAGGTACGATGTATGTTGGTGTTAACGGCTTCACAGTCCTGACACTTGGTAAAGACGGTGTAACAGTTGCTACTCCAGGCTCTACCTATGACACATCGACTGTCGGCAACAGCTTTAACTTCTCCGGCACAACCCTGAGCACATCTATTGCTCCTGTTCAACCATACCCAGGTGACGTCTATGTTGCTTCTCCTCAAGTTCCTTTGCAGCTTGCTTTTGGTCTTGTGGGTACAACGGCTAATAACCGAGTTGTCTACGTCGAAGAGATCAACATTGGTACAGAGTTGAACTAAGATGACTGTCCATACAAACTTAACCAAAGAGCAAGCCGAATTGATTGCTGAGCCTAAGCTAGTGCAGTTCTATGAGAATGTATACACTGTGTACACGGACTCAGATTTGGAACCCACGGTACAGGCAGACGTAACAGCTCCGGTTGCTCCACAGGGAGCCTAATAAATGGCTAACGTAACCAATGCCCAGATATTGGTGGACGGTCCGAGAAACGTAGTTGTAAAGTTTGAAGGAACCATTACAGCTACGCAATCAGGGTCTTACACTACAATCATTGATCCTTCTCTGTTATCCGCTTTAAACATCAATAATCAACTTGCTACTAAGTTACGTATTGATAAGATTGTGTATGACGTTGAGGATCTATTAACCCTTAACCTTTATTGGGATGCTGCTACACCAGTTGTTATCTGGAACTTAGCAGGTCGTGGTAAGGTTGATTCCCGTCATTATGGCGGTTTACAGAACAACGCTACAAGCCCTACCGGAAAGATTACTGCTAACTGGGATTACGAAGGTACGGCTCAAACCCTCACATTCACTATCGTTTTGGACTTGGTTAAACAATAATGGAAGTAGCTCTCGGTTCCGCTAAAGAAATTCACCTTGTCGCCACTATCATTCGTGCTGATGGCTCCAAGGAGGAGCTTGGTACCATTGATTACTGGCATAAAAACCCTTTCAAACGATTATATTGGAAATTTAAAAAATGGCTACTCTCTTAGTTGCAACAGGTCGTGCTATTATTACTAACCGCCTAAACAGCGGTGGTACAGTGCCTCAGTACGCTGGTTGGGGTACGGGTGCAGGTACAACTTCCTCGTCCGACACAACCTTGTTTACTGAAGTCTTGCCTCGTATATCCGGTACGGTGTCTCAGGTAACTACCTCCACCACAAACGACACTTTCCAAGTGGTTGCTACGCAAACTGCTGGTACAGCCGAGACAATCACTAACGCTGGTTTGTTTGATGCTTCTACTTCAGGTAATTTGTTCGTTAAAGGCGATTTCACCGGTATTGCTTTGAACTCTGGTGATTCGATTCAGTTTACCTTTAAAGTTCAGTTCAGTTAATTATGTCTGACAATACCCAACTAAACGTCGGCTCCGGTGGGGACATAATCAGGGACATTGATCGTGTCACTGCTAAAACGCAAGTTGTTCAGTTGGATTTTGGCGGTGAGACAGGGGCAGGTGGTGAGCAGTTAGCAACAAGAAGTAACCCACTGCCTACCTCTGTTGCTGAGCTTATCAATGCACAGTCAACGGATGCTCCGATTAACGTATCTATTACTGGCGATCCAAACGGTGACTTTGCCGGTATTAACATCCTAGAACAGGTTGTATCGGATAGTACTGGATTAGCAGTCAATACTCGTGTACTGAACACACCCAAGCAGGATTTGTCGGGGGCGGCAGTACCAAGTGATGCTATTCAGCTACCAATGGTTTACCTCGGTGTTAATATCCCTCAGGTTATTGATACAACAGGTTATCAGACGGTGGTGTTTCAGCAATCATCGGCTGTGGCAGTCACAGTTACACAATCCAACGACGGTGTTAACTGGTCATCGGTCTATGGCATTATTTTATCCGCTACGGGTGGTGTTTATGCAACTGTTACGGCGGCTACCGCTAACGCAGTGTACGCTTTCCCCGTTGGCGCAAGATTTATGCGGTTCTCGGCGGCAACACAGACTGCGCTGATGGTGTATTTGCGGCAAACCCCGTTTATTTCTTATGCAAACTTGAACGGTTTGCAACAGAACAACATTGCTCAAATTGGTGGCACAGCTTCGGCGGCAACTGCTGGATACATCGGCATCGGCTCTGCGGCATCGTCAAACGGTCAAACGCTCGGCACGTTAGTTACTCCGACTACGGTTGCCACCACAACGATTAAATCATCGGCTGGAAAGTTATATCACATGACGGTAGGGAATACTAACGCCACGGCGGTATACCTGAAATTGTATAACCAGACAGCGGTGACATTGGGTACTACTGCGGCAACGCTTAACTATATGGTTCCCGCTGGCGGTACATTCAATTTAGATATTAGTGACGTAGGTTTATATTTTAGCACAGGCATTATATTTGCAGTATCTGGTGGTCAACCTTTGACCGATTCAACAGCTCTTACAACGGCCTGCGTCGTTAACTATTCTTATATTTAAAGGATCATCATGTTAGTTACAGTTCAATCATCACAACCTTCTGCTGGCTCAGGTCTTGTTCGTCAAACTGGTGGTCAGAATACCGTCCCAGGCGGTGCTTTCTCTGAGATGTATGTTTCTGAGTTAACTCCTCAGTATTACTCTTTGATGAAGCAAGGTAAGATATTCTCACTGGCTTCAGCCACGACTACCACTGCAACTGCCTTTACTGGCGGTGCGGCTGGTACGCCAATTTTTGGTATCTACAATCCAGCGACTTCTGGTACTGATATTGTCATTTTACAAGCCCGTGTTGGTGTTCGTACAACTGGTACAACTGCTGGTGCTTTGGACTTTGCATTTTGGGCAGTTAACCAAGGCGGTGTTGCAGTAACTGGTACACAGACTCAAGCCCGTAATATGTACTCACAGGCTAGTACCGGCTCA